GGCGCGCGCGGCTGGTCGGGCCTGCGCGGCGCGGCCGACGTGGAGCTGGAGGTGCGGCGCATTGGCGACGCGCGGGCGCTGAAGGTGACAAAGCAGAAGGACGGCGACGACCGTGGCGAGTGGGGCTTTGACCTGGAGGTGGTGACCGTGGGCCTGGACGAGGACGGCGAGGCCATCACCTCGTGCGTGACGGTGGCGGCCGAGGTGCCGGTGGTGCAGGTGGCCAGTGGGCGCGCCAAGCCGATGGGCAAGTGGGAGGCGCTGCTGGTGGAGGTGGTGGGCGAGTTCGCCCTGGCGCAGTCGCGCATGGCGGTGGCCGACGTGATGGCCGAGGCGCTGCGCCGGGCGCCGGCGGCCGAGGAGGGCAAGCGAGACCGCAGGGCGTTCCAGCTGCGCCGGGCGTTGGCGGCGCTGTCCGAAGGCGACGAGGCCCCGTACTGGGTCGATGGCGACTATCTGGAGGTGATGTGATGGCGGAGATGTGGCACGGCGGCTTCAGGTAGGGGTGGAGCCCTACACCACCAAGAAGGGCGAACGTATATACCTGAGGGTGTGGAAGGCGCACTGCGTTTCTTGCCACGAGCCCCTCAGGATCAAGGTAGCGGATCGGCTGTTCGGTGTTTCGAACGAGTTTGAGCGCCGACGTTGCACGAAGTGCGCAAAGGAGAGACGCAAATGAACGCGCAAAAAACTGCGAACGTGCAAAACGCTGCGCGTTCGGGCGTGCAAATTCTTGCGCGGTGGGTGCGGCACATGGCACATCTTTTGGCACAAGTGGCACGTTGTGCCGCGTGGCATCTGGCCAATCTGGCACATGGCGCAACCCCAGCTTTAGCTGGTTGTGCCGTGTGCCATGTGCCAGGGGTTTTTGACGTGCCGTGTGCCAAGCCCACCCGCTGACCTCCTCGGTGACTCTGCAAAAAACAGCATGAAACGGAGCAAGCAAAAAAACGCACACACTGGCCACGCGAGGCTGGTGCAGGTGAACGACGCCGGTCGGCGGATTGGCGAGCGTCATCCGGCGGCGGTCCTGTCCGATGCCGAGGTCGTGCAGCTGCTGGCCGATCGCGAGGCGGGGCTGTCGCTGGCGGCGCTGTCGCGCAAGTGGCGGATCAGCAAGTCGGGGGCCAAGGACCTGGTCGACGGCCGCAGGCGCGGGCAGGTGGGGCCGCGGGTGGTGCGGCCAGACGTGTCGCGCAAGGTTGTCAGGGCAGAGGTGCGCTTGACGCTGGCGCAGCGTGCGAGACTGGCGAGGCTGGGGGGTTCGAAGTGGTTGCGGCGGGTGCTGGACGGCGAGGGGCCTGTGAATCTGCGGGGGAGCGAGCGGTTAAAAAATCGTCAGCAAGGCCCTTAAAAGGGCCTACAAGCGCAGAACGCGATGCACTGGCGGGGTAGGTAGCTTGGGTGTGTGAAAACGGCGCCAAGGCCCGTAAATTTTTGCGGTGAGGCGCGGGATGGTTGGTTTGGCGGGGTGCGCATGTGCACCTCGCCGCAGAGGGAAAACTACGGCAAAAACGGTGAACGAGACTACGGTTTTTCATGCGCACGGTTGAGAAAAAATCCAGGGGCGGCAGGCCGTCGAAGAAGACGCCCGCTGTGGTGGCGGCGGTCTGCGAGCGCCTGGCCGCTGGCGAGACGCTGAGCGCGATTTGTCGCGACCCGGGGATGCCTGCCCGCAGTGTGGTGAACCGCTGGATCGCGACGGACGAGGCGGTTTCAGGACAAGTCGCGAAGGCCAGGCAGGCGGGGTTCGACGCCATCGCCGAGGAGGCCTTGCGCATCGCGGACACGCCGCACATGGGTGAGACTGTCGAGGAGGACGAGGACGGCAAGCGCAGGGTGAAGACCGGCGACATGACGGCGCACCGGAAGCTGCAAGTCTGGACTCGGTTGCAGCTGCTCAAGAGCTGGGACCCGAAGCGCTACGGTGACCGAGTTCAGCAGGACGTGACGGTGAGCGATTCGCTGGCCGAGCGGCTGGCGAGGGCGCGCGAACGTGACGGTTGACGAGCGCGTCCTGGAGCTGGCCGGCGCGTGCGCGCGCGACCCGGCGCGCTGGGCACGGATCGCCTACGACTGGGGCCACGGCGAGCTGGCCGGCTACAGCGGGCCGCGCCAGTGGCAGCTGGGGGCGCTGGACGCCATCGGCCAAGCCTTGCGCGACCCGGCCCGGCGCTACCAACCCATCCAGGTTGCGCGGGCCAGCGGCCACGGCATCGGCAAGTCGGCCCTGGTGGGCATGGTGATCAACTGGGCGTTGTCCACCTGCGAGGACGCGCGGGTGCTGGTGACGGCCAACACCGACACGCAGCTGCGCACCAAGACCAGCCCGGAGGCCGGCAAGTGGCAGCGGCTGGCGCTGACGCGCGACTGGTTCGACGTGAGCACCACCAGCATGACGGCGCGCGATGCCGGGCACGAGAAGACATGGCGCTGCGACTTTGTGCCGTGGAGCGAGCACAACACCGAGGCCTTCGCCGGCCTGCACAACCGGGGCAAGCGGATCGTGCTGGTGTTCGACGAGGCCTCGGCCATCGCGGACAAGGTATGGGAGGTGGCCGAGGGCGCGCTGACCGACGAAGGCACCGAGATCATTTGGCTGGCCTTTGGCAACCCGACGCGCAACACCGGGCGTTTTCGTGAGTGCTTTCGGCGCTTTCGCCACCGCTGGGACCACGCGCAGATCGACAGCCGCGCGGTGGAGGGGACGAACAAGGAGCAGGCGGCGCGGTGGGTGGAGGACTACGGCGAGGACTCGGACTTCGTGAAGGCGCGGGTGCGCGGCATGTTCCCCTCGATGTCGAGCAGGCAGTTCATCAGCGAGGCGGATGTGACGGCGGCCTACGGCAAGTCGCTGCAGCCCGGACAGTACCAGTTCGCGCCGGTGATTCTGACGGTCGATCCTGCCTGGGAGGGCGACGACGAGCTGGTGGTGGGCAAGCGCCAGGGGCTGGCCTTCAGCATCCTGCACCGCATGCCCAAGAACGACAACGACCTGGTCGTGGCTCAGATCGTGGCGCGCCTGGAGCGCGAGCACGACGCCAGCGCGGTGTTTGTCGACGCCGGCTTTGGCACGGGCATTGTGTCGGCAGGGCAAGGCCTGGGGCTGTCTTGGACGCTGGTTTGGTTCGCAGGGGCCAGCGGCGATCCGGGCTGCCTGAACAAGCGGGCTGAGATGTGGAAGGCGATGCGCGACTGGCTCAAGGCAGGCGGGGCGATCCCCGACGATCCGCAACTGCGCGACGAGCTTCAGGCGCCGGAGATCGTGCCGCGCATTGACGGCAAGCTGCAACTGGAGGCCAAGAAGGACATGAAGGCGCGCGGCGTGCCATCACCCAACCGGGCGGACGCGCTGGCGCTGTCGTTCGCCTTCCCGGTGGCGCAGCGCAGCCTGGCCGCGCGGGCGGCGGCCGAGCTGGGCCTGGCGACGCGTCAGCAGGGCTTCGATTACGACCCTTACGCCTAGGTGCGCGTGACCGCTGCGCGCCGTCGGACACTGGCGGCCATGGAGTACCGCATCGTCAACCCGGCCGGCTGGATCGCGCGCGCGGAGCCGCTGATGCGTGCCAACTGGGCGGAGACCGGGTTTGACTTCGACTTCGCCCCGGACGTTGGCGCCTACCAGCGGATGCACGACGCGGGCTTGGTGTTCGCGATCGCGGCACTTGATGGCGAGGACTTGATCGGCTACTGCACGGTCGTGGTGGCGCCACACCCGCACAACCAGCGCGTTGTGGTGGCGGGTAACGACGCGCTGTTCGTGGTGCCGGAGAGGCGCGGCGGGCCGGTGGCGTTGCGGATTATTCAGGCGGCGGAGGCTGAGGCAGCGCGGCGTGGTGCGGTGCGCTTCGCATGGCACACAAGGGCCGGCACACCACTGGCCCTTGTGTTGCAACGGCGAGGCTACAGGCCCGCCGACGTGGTGGTTGTGAAGGAGATTTCACGTGGGCCTTGAGACAGCACTTATCGCATCCGTTATCGGGACTACAGCAGCTGGAATCGCGACCTCGGTGGACAGCGCGCGCAGGCAGCGCAACGCCGCCGCCGATGCGGCCAAGCAGGCGCAGCAACAGGCCGACCAGGCCACGCAAGAAGCGCAGAAACAGAACGACATCATGACCAACCGCTCCAACCAGCGGCGTGCCGATTCGTCGGCCGCCACCCCTGGCCTGGGGCTTGGCACCACGATGCTGACTGGGCCTCAGGGCGTGGCCGGCAACCAGTTGCACCTGGGCAAATCCACGCTGCTGGGCCAATGACCGACACCCGCGCCCGCGTGCTGCAGCGCTGGGAGGCGCTCAAGTCCGAACGCTCATCGTGGCTGGGCACGTGGCGCGACATTGCCCGCCACGTGCAGCCGCGCGCGGGGCGCCTGCTGAACTCGGCGCAAGAGAACCGGGGCGACAGGCGCGACGAGCTGATCCTGGACAACACCGCCACCAATGCGCTGCGCACGCTGGGCTCGGGCCTGATGGCAGGCATGACCAGCCCGGCGCGGCCGTGGTTCCAGCTGACCACCAGCGACCCGGAGCTGGACGAGGCCGCCGGCGTCAAGCGCTGGCTGCGCGACGTGCAGGAGCTGATGCAGATGGTGTTTCGACGCTCGAACACCTACCAGGCGCTGCACGGCTGCTATGAGGAGCTGGGCGCGTTCGGCACCTGCGCGTCAGTGGTTGTAGACGACTTCGACACGGTGCTGCTGCACCACCCACTGACCGTGGGCGAGTACGCCGTGGCGACCGGTCAGAACCACACCGTGAACACGCTGTACCGGGAATTGCAACTGACCGCCGAACAGTGCGTGAGCCAATTCGGCTATGCCAACTGCTCGCAGGCGGTAAGGAACCTGTACGACAACCGCAACTACGACGCCTGGGTGCCGGTGGTGCACGCCATCGAGCCGCGCCACCAGCGTGACGTGCGCAAGCGCGACGCGCAGAACATGGCCTGGCGAAGCGTCTACCTGGAGCCGGGCGGGCACGGCCTCCTGCGCGAGAGCGGCTTTCGGGCGTTCCCGGCGCTGGTGGCGCGCTGGCAGACCTACGGCTCCGACATCTACGGCGGCAGCCCTGCCATGCAGGCGCTGGGCGACACGCGCCAGCTGCAGCAGCAGCAAAAGCGCAAGGGCCAGGCCATCGACTACATGACGTTGCCGCCCCTGCAGGCGCCAAGCCAGCTGAAGAACCAGCGGGCCAACATGCTGCCCGGGGGCATCACCTTCGTCGACGCGCCGGGCGCGCAGGCGGCGGTGCGCTCGATGTTCGACGTGCGCCTTGACCTGCAGCACCTGCTGGTGGACATCCAGGACGTGCGCCAGCGCATCAACTCGGCCTTCTACGCCGATCTGTTCCTGATGCTGTATCAGCGCAGCCGAGGCGATCCCCGCATGACGGCCACCGAAGTGGCCGAGCGGCACGAGGAGAAGCTGTTGATGATCGGCCCGGTGCTGGAGCGGCTGCACCACGAGATGCTGTCGCCGATGATCGAGCTGGCCTTCGCGCAAATGGTCGAGGCCAACATCGTGCCGCCGGCGCCCGAGGAGCTGCACGGCCGGCAGCTGAACGTCGAGTTCGTGTCGGTGCTGGCCCAGGCCCAGCGCGCGGTGGCCACCAACAGCATCGACCGCTTCGTCACCAGCCTGGGCATGGTCGCGCAGGTCAGGCCCGAGGTGCTGGACAAGTTCGACCCGGATCGCTGGGCCGACGTGTACGCCGACGCGCTGGGGATCGACCCGCAGCTGATCGTGCCGGGCGAGCAGGTGGCGCTGATCCGCCAGCAGCGCGCGCAGGCCCAGCAGCAGGCGCAGCAGGCGCAGGCGATGGAGCAAATGGCCGGCGCGGCGCAGAAGCTGGGCAGCGTGGACACGGCCCAGCCCAACGCGCTGACCGACACCATGCAGGCGTTTTCTGGCTACTGAGGCCCAGGGTGCGCGTGATGCGACTCAAGCGCCCGACACTGCCTGCCAATGGACGCCCTGGACGATGCGGCAGCCGAGGCGAAAGCCAAGCGGCGCGAGAAGCAGGACGCGGAAGACCTCCGCTGGCTGCTGTCCGGCCCGCGCGGTCGGCGCATCGTGTTCCGGGACCTGGAAGACGCTGGCGTGTTCCGTGCGGTGTTCAACACCAACGCGCTGAGCATGGCGTTTGCCGAGGGCCGCAGGAATCAGGGGTTGCAGAAGCTGGCGCGGCTGATGGCCATCAACCCGGACGCCTACGCCACCATGGTCAAGGAAAACCAAGCCGATGACGCAAGAAACTTTGATGACGCAGCCGACGACCGAAACGACGACTGAGGCTGCGCCGTCCATTCCGGGTACCGAAGCCGGCGCCGCGCCGGCCGGAGGCACCCAACCCCGGCAAGCTGCGGCCCCCGCCGCGGCTGAATCTGCGCCTGCCGCCCAGCCCGCCGAGGGCGAGAAGCAGGGAGCGCCCGAGCGCTACGAGTTCAAGGCCCCCGAGGGCACCGAGTTGAGCAGCGACGTGACCGACGCCTTTGCGGGTGTCGCCAAGGAGCTGAACCTGACCCAGGATGCCGCTCAGAAGGTGCTGGACAAGATGGCGCCGGTGCTGGCGCAGCGCCAAAACGCACAGGTGCAAGCCGTGCAACAAGAATGGCGCGAGCAGTCCACGGCCGACAAGGAGTTCGGCGGCGACAAGCTGGCCGAGAACCTGGGCGTGGCGCGCAAGGCGATGGACGCATTCGCATCGCCTGGGCTCAAGCAGACGCTGGAACAAACTGGCCTTGGCGACCATCCGGAGGTGATTCGGATGTTTGTGAAGGTCGGCAAAGCCATCAGTCAGGACGGCTTCGTGACCGGCCAACCCGGGGCCGCCCCGGCCGCCGACCCGAAACGTTTCTACCCCAACTCTCGCATGAACTGAAGGAGCCGACATGGCACTACTGAGCACCACCGCCCCGACGCTGGCCGACGTGGCCAAAAGACTCGACCCGAACGGCAACATCGCCGACGTGGTCGAGCTGCTGGCGCAGACCAATGAGGCTATTCGTGACATGGGCTGGATCGAGGGCAACCTGCCCACCGGCCACCGCACCACGGTTCGCACCGGCCTGCCGCAAGGCACGTGGCGCCGCCTGA